TTTGGCGGATTATTAACAGTTCTTATGGCTGTTCTTCCAGTAACGATCTTATGGTTCGTATTAACTGGTGGATCAGTATTTGGAATGGATGTAATCGCAAATCTTACTACATTAGTAAACGGATTTGGTCAAGGTGGATTCACAGGACTAATTGTATTATTAGTTGTAGCATCATTTTTTATCAAGAAATAATTGGTAAAATACATATGATTATTAGGCTCGGAGTTAATTCTCCGGGCCTTTTCATTTTTATCGGAATTCTATATTTATAGTATATGATAAAGATAATGGAGAAAAAAAATGTTTAATGACGAAATATTTGAAGGGAAAAGCTTTTCTGATTTATTAAAGGAAATTCACACTAATTCCAAACGAAAAGAAAAACAAATCAATTCATTGATTGCACAATTACAACCATTGGTTAAAAATATAACTGATGCAACTATATTAGTACCTCTAATTAAGGATTATTTAGATGTTGGTATAAAGAATGATGATGCACTAATTAAGATGGCTGGAATAATACAGCGAGCAATGGTTAGATCAGAATCAGCAGGAACAGACTTTAATTTATCAGAAGATGAAAAAAAGCAACTATTAGACACAGTTAAAAGTACCAATACAGTAGAGTGGGAGGAAGAGTCTAAAGTAAGCAATGCCAAGAGTAAGTAATTCACAAAATAAAACTGCATTCAAAAGACAGGGTTCTGGTAAAGGGATAACAACTGATATATCCAATGGTATTGGACAATCTGCAGAAGTAGTGGATATAATTTTAGACCCAGGCCACCCGGCTTGGTCACCAACAAAGTTTCCAGAGAGAAAAATAGGTGACATTTTAGCAAGGCCTTTATTAGAATTTAATAAAACAACCGATCAACTACAATGGTATCATCCATTATTTCCTAATTTTTTCGCAGGATATCCACTTATAGGAGAAATACTACTATTAGTAGAAGGATCAGGGGCCTCAACTACAAAATCACATACTGGAAAAAACCTTTATTATTTACCAGCAATAAATGTTTGGCAAGATCCAAATAACAACCAATTACCTGCTTCAAGTTTTAATATTAACCTATTAAGTACTACTCCATCTGAAGCAGAACACTGTAATCCGTCAGGACAATATTCGGCAAATGCAGGAGAAGAAGAACCTGTAGATTTAACACCAGCATTGGGTAGAACTTTTCAAGATATGCCAATACTTAAATTACAACCATATGAAGGTGATGTAATATTTGAAGGTAGAAATGGTCAAAGTCTCAGGTTTGGTAGTACATTTAAAACTGGTTTGTCTCCTAATTTTTGGTCTGCTGGTGGGGCAAACGGGGATCCAATAACAATAATAAGTACTGGCCATAGACCTGGAACAAAGGATAAAAATGAGTCAGATATACCTATAGTTAACCATATAGAAGACCCAAACCAAGACGCAGCAATAATGTTCATGTGTAATGGTAATAGTGTAGATATGGAAACTGCATCTGATAATTGGGATTCATATGAAGTAACTTATGAATCACAAATTGATGCAGAAAGAAAAGAAAAAGGGTATACACCAACTCCAGCTCCAGAACCATATAAACCAAAACCTGCAGAAGAAGCACCAAATGAAGAACTACCTCCAGTAAAAGAAGAAGAACCTTGTCCACCTTGCCCAGACGGTTCTATTCCTGTAAAAAATACCGAAGGAGATTGTGGACAGTGTAAAGAAGAATTAGAACAGGCAAAAGCTAGAAAAGAATCATCAGTTGCAGAAGAAAATAGAACAAAAGATCACACTTGTGGACTAGATAGGAAACTTAGTAAAAGCTTATGTATGGAAATAGTTCAAAAAACAATTGCTGGCGGAGGATCTAAAAAATTTAGTGATATTGGTTGGATGAAAAAATCCACCAGATATGGCAAAGGAGGATTTAAGTCTGGTGGAGGAGAATGTTGGGTAGGAATATTGCATTGGACAGGAAGAGCTACGGCAACCCTTTACGAAGGTATGGACAAAGAAGGAATGGTAGAAAAATACTGGCCTAATAAAGTTACAATACCAAGTAAAAATCCTTCAAAAGGCTGGTATTATGATGGTCAATATGAGGGAAAAACTGTCCAGATTACTGTTGGTATATTAAAAGATTTTGCTAAACATGCAGATTATAAAGAATTAAATTATCCTTGGTGGGCAGATGCAATGCAAAGTTTTTGTGCAAACGCTCGTGATGCTAGAAAGGCTCAAAGAAGAGGTGTATGGGAAAAGTTTGGATCAAAGGTCCAGGATATTAGTGATAAAGCAGTTGCTGCAGGCTTTCCTCCATACCAAACAGCTAGAGAATATGCTATGGTCATGTTCCATATGAATTCTTACGGGGCCCCACTACATTCAGATACATTTTTTAAGGATCAAGATAGTTGGGGTACAAAATTAAATTGGGACTCTGAAGAACTATTAAAGGTTTATTGTGGTGGTTTGGTAAAGGGTAAAAATAAATCATCCGGTAATCAATCAGATAGGCAACAAATATCCTGTTGTAGAAGTAGATGCAATATGCTTCACACAGAATATCCCCCATGTAAGTGTACATTGGACCCAAATAATATACATTATAAGCCATTTATATATGGTGGATGTAATGGTCCTAGAAGATCTAGTATAGATGGTTCAGGGGGTACTGGTGAGTCTAATTGGCAAGGTAAAAAATGTATAGTAGATAATTATACTGGATCAGGTGTAGGTAAAACAGCTCCACTTCCAGATGGTTCTCCTGGAGAATGTGCAGATCCTAATTTTGACAAAGGGTTGGATGGTTGGAAGTGTATGACTCAAGAAGATTTTTGTACTTGGGCAAACGCTTTTTTTAGAAATGTCAATAGGTCTTTTGGATTTCAACAAAGCTTATCGAGTGAAGATAAAGAATTACTAACAGATAGAACTAGAGCTTGCGAGTAAATTATGGGAAGAGCAGGAAATTCACAAAATAAAACAGAGACATCAAGGCTAAGGGCAGGCGAATCAGCCGCATCTAATGCTGCTGAAAAAATAATTGAAATTGCTGAGGTTATTGATGTAGTACTTGATCCTTCCCATCCAGCATTCTCACCTAGTACTGGTATAATTATAGGTGCAGTTCATGCAAGACCAACAGGTAGATTCAATAGTCCCATAGAAAATTTATCTTGGTATCACCCTTATTTTTCTAATTTTTATACACAATACCCACTAATAGGTGAAAACGTATTATTAGTAACCGCTGCTGGTAAAGCAAATTCAAAGTCTCCAACAGCAGATGAAAAATACTATTTACCGCCAATAAATGTTTTTCAAGATACTAATCACAATCAAAATGTTGGAATAAGTATAAACAAGCCACCAGGAACTAGTGAGGCCGAAGACTGTAATCCCTCAGGACAATACTCGTCCAACCCTGGAGCAGAAGAAAATCCCAAAGAAACAGACGTTGCATTAGGTAAAACTTTTGAAGAAAAAGATTTAATAAAACTTTTCCCATATGAAGGTGATTCAACATTAGAAGGAAGGTTTGGTAATAGTATTAGGTTTGGTAGTACATCTAAATTTGCAGACACTCCAAATTATTGGTCAAGTGAAGGATTAAATGGTGATGCAATAACTATAATCAGTAACGGCCATTCTGTACCTGAAGGTTCAGAATTTCATTTAGAAGATATAAATAGGGATTCAGCTGTAATAATGTATTGTGAAGGACAACTCATACCTATACTTGTTGCATCAGAATTATGGGATTCATATGGAGTAACTTTTGAAAGAAAAGAAGCCGAACAAAAAGCTTTAGACTTTATAACTGATAAAGAAAAACAACGCCATGAAGAAAGTCTTGAAGAAGAAGATACAAAGGATGAACATTGCGAAGACGGATTTATAATGGATGAAAATGGTGAATGTGTAGAAGATACAGAAGAAGAACCAACCTTTGAAGAAGAATCAAATACTGATGTTACTGGAGTTGTAAAAAAATGTTGGGACGCAGATGATATTAATGGTAATGATGCGCGAAAACTATTATTAAAAGAAATGGTAGATGATTTAGTTTCAAATGGTGCAACTCCTGAAGGAGCATGTGGAATAATAGGAAATGCGTTGTCTGAAGGTGCAGGTCCAATATGTACAGCACCAGCAAGTCAAGATCCTGGAGATGCTGTAAAGGGTGCACTTAAAAATTTAGAAAAGTGGAGGCAAAATAAATCAGGAAAACCTATAGTTAAATCAAATCAAAACGGATATTGGAATGGATCTAAAACTATTGAAAGAGGAGGTACTGCCATAGACCAAGAATGTTGGTGTGGGGTTGGCGCCTTTGAAGTAGATACTGATTATCCCCAAAGAGGTGGATCAGTTACATATGGTCCAGGACAATCAACTAAATATAGTAGATATTCTAATTGGCAAGGTGGTGTAGGTATAATTCAATGGACAGGTACAAGAAGAACCATGTTTGAAATTGCACTTGGTGTACCAGCATACAACGACGGAACAGGAGGATATTTGTGGCCAAAAACCCCATTAGGAAAAAATGGCGGTGGTAAATGGAAAAAAGATAAATTAATAACTCCACCAACAGCTATATCAATTACCCCAAAACCACACAATAGAACAGAATATAATAAAGCAATAATTAATGCATCATATAAAGGTAGTAAACCTGGATTAAACGCACAATTAGTTTATGCAATGGAAGAAATGAAAAGTAGAAATAATGATGTATATCAACTAGTAACTACCAGTAGAGATATTCCAGCTATAACCTTTGCAGTTTATGCAAAGTATGAAACACCTACTTCTTATATTTATGGGAAACCTGGTGGATCACGACCAAAATCAATATCAGACAAACCTAAAAAAGGCGATACATATTCAGACTATTATGAACACTCTATAAAAAAACGTACTGAAAATGCTGAAAATACATTTAAAACTTGGCAAGGTTTTATTTTCACCCCACCAGACATAATACCACTAGAGCCTGTCAATGTTCAAACAAATACTCCAACCAATGTTCCTGAAATAATTAATAGACCAGATGGATACATTGATATAGTAACATACAAGGGCTTTAATATTTTACAAAGCGGAACAGCTGAAGATGACTATAATGATACATACGATAACTCTGCTAAGTTATACTTTAAGGTTGAAAATAGTTTTTTCCCTGACTCAGCACTAGAAGGCATAGAAGACGTCGAAGGCTTTAAGGAAGAATTATTAGGTGGAGGAATACAATACCAGCTCCGACAAATTAGAAACGTTTACTCTGAAGCCCATGATATAGCAAGTAAAACATTTCCAAGATCTGCACCATTTGGGGCTGATGGTTATCTTTTAGGAATAACGTTTGCAATAGACGAACAAATAGAAAACTGGATAGAAATGGAGGCTATATAGTATGGGTAGATTAAGAAATTCTAGAAGAAAAAGCACACGAAGTAAAAAGAAACAAAACTCTGATACTAGACAGTTAACAGCTACTGCAAATAAATCTTTTGCTTCTGCAGAAGTTATAGACGTAGTATTAAATGATGAACATCCAGCATATAACCCCGAATCGTTTATTATTATAGGTGCTGTAAAGGCTAGACAATTAAAGGGAGAATTTGGGGTACCTGATAATGAACTTCAATGGCACATGCCGTTTTTTGGTACAGGTTTATGGATGCCTCCATTAATTGGTGAAGTTGTTCTTTTAGTTGCAGCTGCCGGAAAAAAATCACAAACAGATAATAAAGTTACTGAATTATACTACCTTCCACCAATAAATATTTGGCAAGATCCAAATCACAATCAATTACCTGGTTCAAGTTTCATGGTATCTTCTGGAACAGATTCAGGTGCAGGATCAGAGGCTGAAGATTGTAACCCTTCAGGCCAATACTCATCTAATCCTGGAACAGTTAGAAACGAATTACCACAAATACCATTAGGTAAAATATTTGAAGAAAAAGATATTCAAAAACTTTTTCCATGGGAGGGCGATATTATTTCCGAAGGTAGACACGGACACAGCATAAGATTTGGTAGTACTGTAAAAAATTCAGAATACCCTAACTGGTGGTCGGCTACTGGAGAAAATGGAGATCCTATAATTATTATAAGCGATGGTCATGCAACAACTGGTGGGGAATTTTCTGTTGGTGATGAAACATATCCTAATACATATAAAGTAGAAGATCCAAATAATGATGGTGCAATTGTAATATTAACCCATTCTCAAACTATACCCATAGAAATATCTTCGCTTATTGGAAATAATATTAGGCAAGATTCATATGGGAATTCTCCAACAAATAAAAAGCAAGACAAAACTTCTATAGAATACACGGAGGTAATTGACGATAAAGAAAAAAATAATGAACCTGTAGAGGTGAATGATCGCAAACAGGAAGAACAAGCAGAAGAAGTCGAGAAAGATAAAGAAGAAAAAGAAGAAGATGTAGAAGAATCAAATTCAGATACAGCAGAAATAACAGATGTTGTTATAGGTGGATATATGGCCCATGAAGTAGCTGGAAGACCAGGCCTAGGTTGGTCTGAGGATACTCCACAAGGTTCATATGGTAAAAGTAAACCTAGTGCACAACCTAGAGAAGTTGAAGTAGCTTGTAAAAATTATCCTGGGGATTTAACTGGTTTAAATGTTATACTTTCATCGGGTTTGGAAAATTTCTTTCATTCAGTAATTATACATGTAAATGAAATGCTTCCAGCATATAAATTGACAAAACTAAAGTACGATGGTACATTTTCACGAAGTATTCAACCTAAAGATATATTTGATAAACTTACACAAGATTTAGTTATTGATAGAACAAAAAATAAAGATTTTGATATAGATAATCCTCTAGATTATTCAGATTGGAACACTAGTCAACCCTTATCCAATATGACGGCTCAATTCACTAAAACACTAAAAGATTATGCTACTGCTGGAGAAGATAATAGAGAAGGCAATAGTATTCTTCTTGCTATGGATATCCTAAAAGAAAGAGGTGCAGCATCTATAAAGTTATTAGGGGTAGGAGATTATTGGTTAAATACCCACGGATATGCAGACCGCAATTTATTTTTACAAGAACAAGCTGATAAAATAGATATATGTACATTTGTCGGTGGATTTGAACAAAAAAAATCAGGCCATGTTCGTGGAGGAGAACCTGCAGATATGGAAGCATACAGAGAACAAATAAACGGACAAGGGGTACCTCCAATAACAACCCCACCCCCAACTGCAAAGAAAAAATCAGGGTATGAATTGTATTACGAAAAGGTAGATACATATAAAGGCTTTCATATTTGGCAAAGTCTAGACGCAGTAGAAACATATAAAGGTGATACGTGGGATGAACCTGCAGACTATCATTTTAAACTTCAACGAAGCTTTGAGGCTGATCCTGGTTTAAATGGTATAGATGATAAGGAAGGATTTTTATCATCTGCACTAGAAAGAGGAGGAGGAATGGCATACCAACTGAGTTCTAATATAAGAACAGGCCAATCCGTTCCGCATATTGAAGCTGGAAAAACTTTTCCAAGAAACGATCCATTTAGTGAAGGTGGTTATTTGTTTGCTATAAAAAAGGCAATAGATGAAGAAATTGAAGATTGGATAGACGATGAGTCTATCTAAACACTTAAAATACATATAAAACTATATTTATATATGTATCGGAGAATAATATATGGCATATGAACCAATTCCACCAGCAGAATATGCTGGTAAACAAGTACTAATAAGCTCAAATAGAATACTATTTAATGCTAGAACTGACTCTGTTTTCCTGTTTTCAGAAAAATCGGTTGGTATATCTACAAACGGAACTTTTAATGTTGACACTGGCGAAGATACTATAATAAATAGTCCTGCAATTTACCTAGGTCTAGAGGCAGAAGAAAAAATGGTATTGGGTGACACTCTTGTAGCATTAATAGAAGAATTATGTGATGCACTTGCCAAGGAAACCCATCCAACACCTAATGGACCATCAGGTCCACCAATAAATGCAGCATCTTACTCATCAATTAAATCTAAAGCTTCATCAATTCTAAGTGCACAAAATTACACATTATAACTATGGCATTCAATCCAGCAGCATTTATCGCAAATTGTAATAACATCGAACAAAATAATCCATCAACGGCCTATGATTTCGCCAAAGCTTGGTCAGACGCATTTTTTGCAGGTTATGGTAATCCTACCCCACCATCCCTAACAAATACTGCAGCTCAAAAAGCAATGCTAGGTTTATTTATACTTGCATATAAAGATAATAATAATGGCAAAAAATTTATGAATGCAGCGGTTAGTACGTTTGCATTAGCAATGGCGCCAGGAATGCTTCCATCATTTGCAGCAGTACCACCAATGAGTTATCAAGGATTTGCACAAATAAATCTTGATACAGTTAAATCAAAAGGACAATTAGGCCCGGCTCTTGCAGCAGTAACCACTCCATGGTTTATGTCTGGATTAGCAACACAAACAACTTCAGGTGCAACGATTCCCTGGTCGTAACATATAATTGTTAGTATACTATATTTATATAGTGTATAATATCGTATACATCTAAAGGAGATAATTTATGAAAAAATCAGACTTTGTTAAAATAATTAGAGAAGCAGTTCGTGCAGAAATGCGAGCAGTATTAAAGGAAGTGTCTGGAAATAAAAAATCAACAGTCAATGAGTTTACTAGTGCTATGTCTCACGCTGAAGATTTATTTAAGCCAAAGAAAAAAGTAAAAAAGCAAAAATTTACTGACAACAATGCTTTAAACGACGTATTAAATGAAACTGCTAATCAAGAAGCTTGGCCAACAATGGGCGGCAAAACCTTATCTACTAATTCAGCAATTGGAGGAAAAGCAGGATTAGCTGCAGCCATGGGATTAAATAGTATGGATCAATCATTTGGTGGTAAACCAACAGTACAACAAATGTTACCAGATGATAAAAAACATATCAAAGTACCAAAGGAAGTAGAAAAAGCTTTAACACGAGACTATTCTGACCTAATGAAAGCAATTAACAAGAAGAAAAAATAATATAAATGGCTAATAGAGAAATAATATCAAATCCAATACTAGACGATAACAGTGATATCGCTATAGGATTATCATTACCGTTTAATGGCGACGATAATGGTTTATTTGATTTGAATTTTTTATCTATAGAGCAAGCACTATCAAACGTAAAGAATTTATTACTTACTAGAAAGGGTGAGAGAATAAATCACCCTCAATTTGGTACTAATCTTCAAGATTATTTATTTGAGCCAAACTACGAATCTCTACGTGAAAAGGTTGGAACAGAAATAACAGATGCAATCGAAACATGGTTGCCGTATATAGTAATAAAAAATCTAGAAGTAAAGGTTCCTGATGTTGGCCAAGGAGGCCTAATAGATCCTTTACACGGAATATATGTTGTTTTAGTTATTGGTTTAATAAATGACACAATAAATGAAGAAGAAATTGTGTTAGAGATAAAGGAATTATAATATGGGACAACAACTACAAACAAAGGATGTAAATTATTTAAACCTAGACTTTAAGGGGTTTAAAGATAAACTTAATACTTTTTCTAAAGTATATTTTCCAGATATATCTAATGATTTTAATGAATCATCGCCAGGCCAAATGTTTGTTGAAATGTCAGCATATGTTGGAGATGTATTATCGTACTATATAGATAACTCACTAAGAGAAAGTCTACTATTACATGCCCAAGAACGATCAAATGTTATGGATATTGCAAAAGGATTAGGGTATAAACCGTTATCTTCTGCTCCATCTAGAGTAGATTTAGATGTATATATATTATTGCCTTCAACTGGAAATGGTGGAAGTGCTGCTCCTGATTGGAGATATGCCCCTGTAGTACAAGAAAATTTAGTTGCGGAAACAAACGGTGAATCATCTCCATTTTTTACCCTTGCACCAATAGATTTCAGAACGTCTAGCTCTATGGATCCAACAGAAGTATCTATATATAAAATAGATGCTGATGGAAATCCTGAAACATATCTATTGAGAAAATCAATACCTGCAAAATCAGGTACAATACGATATAAAAGCTTTAGTTTTGAAAGCCCTAAAAAATATGACAAAGTAATAATACAGGACCAAAATGTTATTGAGGTATTAGATTGTAGAGACGCAGACGGTAACCGTTGGTACGAAGTAGATTATATTGCTCAAAATTTAATATATGAAGAAACAAGAAACACAAAAATAATAGATCCTGCATTTTCTAAATTTAACGATGATACTCCATATTTGCTTAAGTTGCGAAAAACTGGTAGAAGATTTACTGCTAATCTAAATACAGAATTAAAAACAGAAATAAGATTTGGTGCAGGAAATTCTAACGTTGCAGATGAACTAATTATTCCAAACCCAGGAAATATGGGATTAACTCTACCGTACGGTAATATTTCTAATTTAGATAATTCTTGGGATCCACAAAATGCAATGTTTACTAGAGCATATGGACAAGCCCCGGCAAACCAAATACTACAATTTAAGTACGTTGTTGGTGGAGGTATACAGGATAATACTCGAGCAGGAACAATTAGAGAAATAACTGCTGTACAATTTAGTTTAGATATAGACGGACTTAATAGTGAAACCGTTCAATTTGTTAAAAAATCAATAGCAGTTAGTAATCCGCAACCAGCAACTGGTGGTAAAGGATTAGAATCCGTAGAAGAAATACGACAAAATGCAATGGCATTTTACGCTGCACAGGCAAGAACTGTTACTAGAGAAGATTTTATAGCTAGATTATATTCAATGCCGTCTAAGTATGGTAACGTAGCAAAATGTTTTATAGTACAAGATGAACAAATTTCAGTAGAAACCGGCCAAGATGTTCAAAACCCTCTTGCATTAAATTTATATATGTTGTCATATAATCAAAGTGGAAATTTAACACAAGCAAATGCTGCTACAAAAGAAAATATAAGAAATTATTTAAGTAAATATAGAATACTAACAGATGCAATAAATATAAAGGACGGTTTTATTATAAACATTGGACTAAATTATTCTATAATTCCATTGCCAGGATATAATTCAAATGAAGTAATATTAAAGGCAAATAGAGTTCTAGCTAGAATATTTGATATCAGAAAATGGCAGTTTAACGAGCCAATATTTTTAGCAAATATAGCAACAGAAATAGATAAAGTAGAAGGAGTACAAACTGTACAATCATTAGATTTACACTGTAAACATGAAGTAAAATCTGGATATTCTGGTAATTTTTATGATATAGCTGAGGCTACTAAAAATAAAATAGTTTATCCATCACAAGATCCTGCAATATTTGAAGTAAAGTTTCCTGCTCTAGATATTAGAGGAAGGGTAGTAACCTACTAGGAGATAAAATGTATTATTCAATAACAGCAAAAAAAGATGCAACATTATATGAAAGGTCTGAAAGCCTTAACAGTGGAATAGACGAAATTTTAGAGATCGAAAAAACTATTTCATCTTCAGGTACAACTAATATATATAATTCTAGAATACTTATAAAATTTGATTTAACAAATATATCAAAGTCAATTTCAAATGGAACAATACCAGCACCATCACTAAGTCCTGGAGTAAGGTCAAACTTTGAATTACAATTAAAAACTTCTGAAGCAAAAGACTTGGCCCTTAAATATGGACTAGAAGCTTTTCCAATTTCTCAATCTTGGGAAATGGGTAAGGGTAGAAAATCAACTAGAAAAATAAGTGCTGGTGGATCATTAGTAGTAGAAGAAGAAGGTGTAAGTTGGAAATATAGAGATGGTAAAACACAATATGGAAATGTTTGGTCTACTACATCATTTGCCGCTGGTACTACTGGTTCATTTACAACAACTGGTGGTGGAGGTACGTGGTATACTGGATCAGGATATTCAGCATTTAGAAGATACGACTATGAAGACACTGATATATCTTTAGACGTCACTTCAATTGTTGATAAGTGGATTACAAACGGTATACCAAATGAAGGTTTTATATTATTAAGAAGTGGGTCTACGGAACATAGTGGCTCAAGAATAAATGAAGAACAAAATTCTGTTGACTATGGTACCTTAAAATATTTTTCAACAGATACACATACAATATATCAACCTAGACTTGTATGTCATTGGCCAGACGGGGTATTTATTACTGGGAGTTTAGACGCATTAGATATAGCAAAACATAATATATTATATATAAAAAATAATAGAAAATCATATAAGGTAGGTAGTAAAGAAAGATTTAGAATAGTTGGTAGAGAAAAATATCCTACAAAAACTTATGATACCTCATCAAAAGAGTTGGTGGTTAAATTTTTACCAAGTTCAAGTTTTTATTCTATAGAAGATGCATTAACCGGTGAAACAATAATTCCATTTAATACTGGTAGTACTAAAATACAATGTGATTCACAAGGAAATTATGTTGACCTTTGGATGGATCAGTTTTATTCAGATAGAAGATATAAATTTTTATTTAAGCTAATCAGTGGTTCTATGGATTCTCCGTTTTTAGAAAGAATTTATGATAAAGACTATTCATTTAAGGTGATGAGATAATATGGCAATACGTAGAAAAAAATCCATGGCGTCTAGATTATCTGCTCAAAGGTATAAAAAGCCAAAAATTAAAACTGCAATGATGGACACAGAGATGGGAAACGGTTCTCGTGTTTCTCCAGTAAGAATAAAAAGAAAACCCGCAGTTGGTAATGATGTACAATTTGTAGCTGAAACAGAGACAATAACGCCTTATGACGGCGCGGTAGATATACAAGATTTTGACTATGTTCAACCTGGTACATATGAAACTAATGGAGCAGACCCTGGTGCTGGTGGTTTATCTTTAAGGGAAGATGGATCTCAGGTACCAACAACAAAAGTAAACAGAACTAGATTTGGAGTAATTATGTCTACACCAAGTGATAATGCCCAATCAGCAACAAATCCATATATAGTACCATTAATAAAGCATGTATTTCAAGCAAATAGCTATATAAACATTATAGATACAAGTATTACACAATTAAAACGGGTACCAAAAGAAATATCAAAACCAAAAAAGGCGCCAATTGTTCAAACAATACAGTGTTATCCTGGGTATGGTACACTAGATGGCCAATATAGTGATGGATATACTATTCAAGTATTACCTGAATTAGGAGAAGCATCTTTACAACTGGCCGCAAATACTACATTAGTTTTAATGTCTAAAGCATATAACTATGTAAACGAGACTGGAACAAGAATTGCAACTGGACTAACGTATACTTGGAAATTTAATGCCGATGGTATAGGCCAAGCAAGAGACCAAGTTGTTGGTAATTCACCTGTGTTGAGAATAACTAATATGCAATTACAACAGAGAGGAAGATATCATTTAGAAGTTTCAAACGAAAAAGGCAGAGCTTCTTCCAAATCATATTTTGTAAATGTTCTTGGTGGACTATTAAATGAGCTAACCCCACAAGTAATTGGAGACCAAGTAGTATATATTCCAACTGGTAATTATGTTAGAGACGAAAATCATGATGAAGAAGTTTCTAAGTTTGATAATTATTTTGACTACATTGAATCTGAAGGAAGGTGGATTGAATTAGAATGGCAAGGTAACCAGTGGGTTGAAGTTGCTGGAGGTGCACAACAATCAGTTAGGAGTAATGGTGCTGAAGATAATCCTGTAACCAAAATAGATGGCGGAATATCTACTGCTGCAAAAGTAACTAAAGTTTCTGGAGGAGTATATAGAAAATCTGCAGATAGCGCAACGGTTTATTTTGATGCTCCTGGAGGAATAAGCTATTCGTTTTCAAGTACACAAGAATATTTCGATCATAGAGCAGCAAGAGGATTACCAAGAGATTGGTCAAATTTACAGATTACTGGATAATAAAATATGTCAACACAAAGAATAACAAAATACGATCCTAAAGACTTATCACTGATACGGTCTAAAACTATCTTTACTAATTTCGGTAAAGGCAAGCACACTGATCATGTTGAATTACATGTTTATAGTGGTGACAATGTTTTAGAAAGTGATTACAATGTTAAAAGTTATAGTATTGGCCAAAAAGAAACCAATCAATTAGCACCGGCAATAAAGCTTAATATTCACGCAGATATTAGATCACTAGGGTATCAGGCAGGTACTTTTGGTATTAAATATAATTTTTTAAGGTGCTTAGTTGGAGACCCAAATAATCATTTATATGTTGATGAAATATCTAATGATAGAAGAGAAATTAGACTCCGACCAGTCGACAACGATGTAGATTTAGCAGACGACTTTTTAGAATTTGGTGAAAGAATAGAAGGTAGTGAAATATCTGCCCATACATTTTGGCCAGACGTTAGATTAAACTTCGGAGAAGATACACTATTAGTTGCTGTTAACTGGGCCGTTGACTACGATGCATTTCCAAATTTTCCACATTCAATAGTATTTAAACTGCTTGATCCTCTTCCAGATGAATTAGAAGAAGGTGATAAGTTGTGGATATGTCAATCCGTTGCCGAACCAATACAAGAAGATATTAAGCTAACAGCTGCAGAAAGAGGATTTGCTTCAAACAAATTGGCTCCACCAGACTTTTCAATACCTGCACATTTTGACCCTCCAACCCCAACGGGCTGGTTAAGTGAAACAGATATATTAAAGGACGGTTCAACAACTGTTAAAAATAGTTTATTTCAAAAACTATATAGTGGAAGTTTTGGTGATGTACGAATAAACATTGACTATAATATTCCTCAACATTCAGATGATGCAACGTATACAGGATTTAAAAATGTTGTACATTTTGGATCAGTTGTTTCAAAATTAGAAAACTTTAAATATAAATTATTACAATTAGAGTCTTACGATACCAGAATAGCCGAAGTTTCAACAGACCTAATTGGATTAACACATACAGGTGCAACTAGCTCATACTACTATTTAGTAAACAAGTTAAAGTGGGAAAACAAAAGGGTAGAACTTGTAGGTACATTTGATGACTTTGAAGAACACCTGTATTATTCTTCTCAATCATATGTCTCTAATTCTTATGGTGAATTTATACCTTTTTCCTGGCCAAAGACAAATAATAGAACACCATACAGGTTAGCTAGTGTAAACTCTGTGGCTGCAAAAAGTTGGTATGGTCAAATAGATAATCCTACTGGACAATACTATAATACAGGTGTAATTCGTTCTGCATCAAAATACGATGAATTTAATGATAATGCCTTAACAAATACAATACCGGCCCACATAAAGTTTTCAGAAGAAAATGATAGATATGTAACGTTTGTTAATATGGTCGCAGATCATTATGACCAAATGTATTTATATACTAAACACCTATTAGATATTCATAGTAGAGAATTTCCTGTATATGATGGTATACCTAAAAAATTATTAGAGCCAGTTTTAAAGTCCTTTGGATGGCAACCCTTTCAAAGTTTTGATTTTCATGACCTATGGTCATATAATTTCGGTACAGATGGTAGTGGAAGTTACGGTGGACAGTTAAACTTTACAGCATCTGTAACTGAAGAAAATACAGGCGGCGTAATAACTGCGACGTCTACAATAATTGGACTTAACGGCCAACCACCGTATTCATTTAATTGGTCACACACACCAAGTCAAAATTCACAAACCGTTGTACAAACTTTACCAACTTCTTCAACAGGTGTACCAACAATTACAATAATAGATAACACTGGACTACAAGCAGTAGCATCTGGAATAGTAACTGGACCTCTTTCTCAATCTTTCTACACGAGTACCCCATTAAATAGACCAGTTTCTGCATCAAATGCTCAACAATATGACGTATTATCTCAAGATGATATATCAAAAGAACTTTGGAAAAGAATATTAAATAATCTTCCGCATATATTAAAGACAAAGGGTACTGAAGAAAGTATACGAAGTGTAATTAGCTCATATGGTTTACCTTCAACAATATTAAAAATACATGAATTTGGAGGCCCACAAAAGTTACCAGGAAGACATTCAAAAAATATTTATGATAGGTTTTCATATTCATTAAATTTTGATGGTCGTTCAAATATTACTGGATCTTGGTCTCCTGCTAGTTCTTCAGTAAATGGAAATGTTAGGTATCCAAATGCTGTAGAATTTAGGTTTAATATTCCAGATAAAACTATAAACAAAAAAGATATGGTTTTATGGAACACATATAGCGGAAGTGCTGCAATATGGGCCGAACACACTAGTTCATTAAAGACTTCAGATTCTGGTAGTTTATATGGAAGAATAAATTTTGCACTTAGGTCAGGTTCACAAGGACCAAACCACCAACATAGATATATAACATCATCAACTGACTGGGCCCCAATATATGACAATGACTGGTGGACAGTAATACTTAATAGGCGCGATCCTGGTAAAGATGGCCAAGCTTTAGCATTTACTGCATCTACAAACTTAATTGACCACGAAGGGCAAGACTTAAGATACGATTTATTTTGCAAAAAAACTTCTGATTTTTCTAGATTTGGAAGAATAAGCTGGGCTGTTAGTTCTAGTTTAGATATATCAGGATCTCTTGGAGAACCATCAAAAAGTTATAATAGATCTTGGGGAGGAGGTAACTCTATATCTGGATCCAATGCTTCTGTTATAATAGATGAATCTAACGATTTAACATTAAAACATTTTTTAGGTGGCGCAACATCTTCATATTTTGGCGATGACTTTTTATACAAAAGTGCAAGTAATGATCCTAATAGAATAATAACAGGCTTTTCAGGATCAATGCAAGAATTTAGGCTATATCATAACCCTATATCTGAATCTGTATTTGACCACCACGTAATGTCTCCATTAACAATTATTAGTAGAGGTATAACATCTTCGTATGATGACTTATTAGTTAGATGGTCTCTTGGTGCTGATTTCCCT